GGTGAGACTTTCAGTAACCATCTTGTCTAGAGCTTCAACCATTACATTTTTGTCGTGCTCATAGCGGCCAGCGAATTCTTCACGCAATTCAGCGCGAATCGTTTCACGTGCTTCATTTAACTTAGATTCCCAAGCTTCGTTTAACGCTGTTTGGGTTTCTTCGTTAATGATACCACTATCTAACAATGGTTTGATAGCATCTAACATTACGATCTCCTATTTAATTTTAAGATCTTTGATAAGACCTTTTACGGCTTCTCTTAGATATTTCTGTACTTTTTGATCTGCGCTGGCCTCTTTTGCCATTTCGAATACCTTGCTGCCACCACGCATATTCATCAGTCCTTCGTAAATCGCTGTTGGATACGCATTTGGTGCGCTTGGTTGCGCAACTACATCTACTGTGACTATTTCGAAGTCACTTACTTTGCCGTCTCCCTCGTTCACGTTACCGCTACCACGAGATGAAACACCAAGTTTTACTCCTGATTCCAACATGGTCGATACTAACTGACCCATTGGAGTAGGAAGAATCTTTAATTTACCAAAACCATTAGGACCATCCATCCACATGTCGATAATCATGTGGCTGACGCGATCTAGGTTAATTTTCAAATCATCAGGGTGATCAACTTCGCCTAAGACGCTGTAGCCACCCTTGATCTGTTCATTTAGACTAGAAACGGCTTTTTCAATCTCATTTACAGGATATACACGCTCATTGTGGTTTTTAACGCCACCTTGGATGAATATACCTTTCATGTAAAGATTCTTACCTTTGCCGTCAGCCGCGCCTTCAGTGATAACTTCCATGCGAGCTGCGTCAAATGTCAAGTTCTCTTTAAGATAAAATGCCATTATATTTTCCTAATTATTTTGCTACTGTTGCTGTTTTATTAACAGCGCCTTCTTCTTTATTAACTGCTGTTTCTTTTTTAGCAAATGCTTTACCAGCATTAGCACCTGGTTTGTTTAATGGATTGCTTACCAAATCACCTTTTGGTTTTTCGCTAGCTGCAGGACTGTTTCCGTCTTGATTAGCTGTACCACCAGCTGTTACGTTAACTGCCTTGCCACCCATGTCGTTCTTACCAGCTACTGTTGATTTCTTGTTGACTGCTACACTTTTACCTGTACCAACTGCTGCACCTTCTGCATTAGCAGGAGTTGCTACTTTTTCAACGTATTCGCGAACGATTGTTTCGTCAACTTCTTCAGCTTCTTCGTCTTCTTCTTTGTCTTCAGCTTCGTAGAATTCGCTTTGTTCTTCTTCATCGCTAACTTCTACATCACCGTCATCGTCACCGTGCATATCTTCATTACCGTGATCTTCACCAGCCATCAATGCGTCAAATTCAGCTTTAAGTTCGTCTAGTGCTGACTCTAAGTCAACCACGCGATCTTCTAATTCTTCTTCACCGCCAACGTCAGCATGATGATCGTCAGCACCAGATTCTTCTTCAGCGCCAAATTCTTCGCCTTCTTCTTCTTCTTCACTGATGCCTTCTTCGTCTAGGCTAACTTCGTCTACTAGATCTTCAACTTCATTGCCGCCCATTGTTTCATCTAGATCTTCTTCAGATACTAGGCTTTCATAGATGTCACGTGATTTTTCTACTACGATCTGATGGAAAAGTTCACGAGCTTTGTCTGTTTCATCGTTGATGATGAATTCGACTAATTGTTCGTATTTGTTGTTCATTATGAACTCCTTAAAAAATTAATATTAATCCGGACTAATACTCAATTGAAATGTATTATGTTTATATATTTACAAAATTTATAGAAAAATGGGGTTAAATGCTATGTTTTTGAATCGTTTTGACAGATAATTACATCGCCGGAGCTTCTGCTGCGGGAGCTTTGTATTGTTGTTGTACCGTGCTGACTTTCTTTTCGTGCTCGAGTTTGCGCACATCATTCATGATTCTCAAACGATTTAGCTGTTTGATAGTCAGTTTGGTCTTGCGCAGATCACTGAGTTTAAGAGCGGTATTATCGTCTTTTTCAGTGCTGTAGCCTTTGGACTCAGGTTTAAAAATTTCCAGTAGGTTCATAAGAGTATTTACCAAAAAGCCTATAAACCTAATCCACCAGCAGGTACACCAGCGCCAGCAGGTTGGCTAGCAGGAGCTCCAACACTTTCAGGGCCTGCACCAGGTACTGCTCCAGCTTCGACTCCTAGATCTGCAGGAGGCGCTACAGCATCAAGATCCTGCTGTATACCAGCATTAGTAACTCCAACCGCACGCAAGCCTGCATCTGGGACCTCTGTGTCTTCAATCGTACCATTTTCCTGTGCCCATAGTTCATCATTGCGGGTCATTTCTTCTTCACTGAGATCTAGGTATCGTTCTAGCAGGAAGCGTTTGCTGAGATATGGAATTGGTTCAAGTGCTGTGAATGTTTGGATGCGGGTAGCATCGACTTCTGCCTGTCGATACTTGGCAAAGTTCTGTGGCTCGTTGAAGCGTAGATCAAATAGATTGTTGTCTATATTGATGCCTCTCCAGCGCATAAACATCTTAAATTCTTGATCTAGTTTGTCCACTATCATGTTCTGCAGACGTATGCAGTACTGGTTAAAGCGCCATTCTTGGATCAGTGCTGTGGTGGTTTTGCCATCGGTATAAGTGCGCTCACCTTCATCAACACCTGTAGGCAAATAGCTACTAGGGATACGTAGACCACGGAACATCTTGTTAGTAAAGTAACGCAAATCTGTGATTTCACCTAGATTTTGTCCACCCGGAAATACGTCTACGCTACTACCACGTCCGTCTGCTGTTACAGGGAAGAAATAGTCTTCGTTAGTTGATAATGGATTATATGTAGCATCCATCATGTTTTGTCCACCACCAGTCTGTGTAGGAATACGGCGTTGGTGGATTTCGTTTTTAACACGATCAACATAGGCCATAGCCATGTGTGTAGGCATGTTACCTACGTCGATCTTAAACACGCGACGTTCTGGAGCACGCTGTATGCGATAGATGATGATAGCGTCTTCCAATAGCTCTTTCTGTTTGAATATCTTGAATATGCTTTCTAGCACACTGGTACCAAATGGCCAATTTAGATCTAGGCCTTCTGTAAGGCTGATATGCACTACGTGTTCTGCATCCAGTACAGCTTCGTTTTGCGCATGGCTGAATCGGGACCCACCGCTGTAGGGTGTCTGTGGTTGTACATAACTACCTTGAGGTCCACCTACCTGTGGATGATTGATGAACGTATCGCTTGAACTTAATGCTGTGGCTGTTAGATTTTGGAAGTTGATGTTTAGGTCTTTGATCACATACTGCTCGGGTTCTTTACCCTCAGATTCATTGACGATGACCTTGACTACCTTGAACATTTCTGTATAGTATAATTTGAATGTTTCTGGATCACGCAGAAATACCTGATCACCGTACTTGATTGTGTTGCGCACTAATCTAAATAGACGCTTGTTTAGATCGTTTAAGCTGACCCATTGTTGTAGTTGGTCTTTGAGTATGTTGACTTCGTTGTCTGTGGGGTCTTCTTTGAAGAATAGATCAAATCCCGTACCGTTTTCGGTGTTAGTTTGTGTCATGAACTCAGCTAGGATGTCCAGGGCCGCGTTAACTTCGCTGTCCATGTCCATCTGTTCATATTGATTGTAACGTTCTGTGCGATTTGGATGTCCGATGTAGACTTCTGGTAATTGGCTAGCAAAGTTACGATAGCCCGTGTCAGGCATGTTGCTGCCGCCTCCACTGATTGGACTCATCATTCCGCTGGTATTAGCGGTCTTGAAATACTTTTTCCATGCCATATTAAATTCCTCTAGATGCAGTATTTATCAGCTTACATAGTATGCTGTAAAATTCCTGAAGTTAGGGAATTATTGTCTTTCATTGCTCTAACCAAATCTTGTAAGCCAGCGTAGGTCATTTGATTGCCACGTTTGACTTCATTGACTAGTTCATTGATAGATACACTTGACATACCTTCAGAAGTATCCTTAACTTCTACTGGAATGGTTTTGCCATCTGGTAGAGGTACTACTGCTTCTGTGCCATGCAAGGTCGCAGCGAATCCTGCTGTAGATCCAGATAATATACCGCCTTCTGCTGCACTTGGTGGTGCATATGACCCTTCTAATGATCCTGTTTTACCTTGTGTTGGTGCCTGAACTGATGAGCTTTGAGCTTCTGCCAGACTTGCTCCAGCACCAGATCCTGTATTTTTCACATCTGAAGCTTTTGGTGCTGTGCCACCAAATACCGCACTAAATCCTGGAATCTTTCTTAGATCGATTCCGGTGATTTTGGCCACAGCATCTAGCATGCCAATCTGACCTAATACCAATTGGATTCCTGTGGTGACTACTCCTGCTGTTTTAGCTGCCGCTGTTGCCATGACATTCGCATAGGTCGGTAATGCTTCACCTGCAAGACTTTCCATAGAATTTTGGAAATCAGTCATGGTTTTGGTCAGGCTCACATAAGCACCAGTTAAACTATCACTAGCACTGGCTTGTCCTTCTGCGGCTATCATGCTTGATTCGGCGGCCGATGGATCGTATCGATATTGTCTTAAGGCATTACCAAATTGGCTCATACCTTGTGCCACAGCACTAGTGCCACTGGGATTCATCAATGTAGCAAAGTCAGTAGCACTTTCACCTGCATTCCTATAGGCTTCTGCCGCTTGACCTAGATTTCGCTGTGTAGCAGTGACCATGTTGACATTGGCTGAGCTTACTTGTCCGGCCGTGGTCCTCAACATGTCCATGATAATCTTATTGCTGGCTATTACCGGATCAGTGACTACTCCGCCAGCTAATAATTGTGCTAAGGCTGCTTGTAATTTTGGTGCTTGCTCTCCTGGCATAGCTGCTAGTGTAGCATAAGCATCTTGGAATGCTCTAGCCTGGGCAGCTGTTAGGCTATTCATCAGTGCACCACGTTGTACTTCGGCACGTGCCTGATCCATCAATCTAGCCGCATCCTGTCCAGTTATGTCACTGATGACCTTTAGATGTTTGGCATAGGTTGCAGTCTGGGTAGCCAATTGGCTAGGTGCTACGGCTGCTAGATTTACTCCAGTGGCCTTGAGCTGTGCCATGTATTGTGCTAAGACTATGCCTTGTTGTTCGTAATTATAGCCTAGTGCAAGTAATTCGTCACGCACTACCTTGCCACTTCTTCCCACAGTGGTGCCAAGAGCTGCCATGCTCCTTGACAATAGTTTAGTAGCGTCACCAACTGATAGGCCCATAGCGATGATAGATGGTCTCGCCTCTACAACTGATTTGGTAAACATTGCTATGCCTATGCCCGATTGATTGGCTAGCTGTCCCATTTCACTGATCCCACCAGCAAAGCTACCGCCTGCACTCATAAATGAAAATAGTTGATCAGCACGTTTTTGGAATTCTTTTTCTAGGATCTGATTAACCGTGCTGAATACCTGATTCATCACATCAATGACAGTGTTGCCTACATCACCTAGTCCCTGTACAGCGTCAGCTAAACCAGCACCAATGAATGGTACCCAACCCACAGCTGCTTTACCTAGGGCAACACCAACATCTACGAAAATATGTGCTACCTGGGCGGCTACATTATTCAGCATGTCTAATATGCCCGCACCGGCTTTGATTGGTTCCGCAGCCATGGTATCATAATTTTTTATGAACTTGCCTGCCAGTGCCCCCACGGTCACCGTGAGGTTAGCAAAAGTATCAGAAATGCCATCACCTACCTTAGACATATCATCACTGAATTCATCTAAGGCCGTGCGACCTTTCTTATAGCCGGTTATGAGTTTGTCCATCTCACTGCTGGCCTTTTCTGTTTGTTTACCTGACTTCTTGAGCTGTTCTTCTTCTTTCTTCTTGAGATCAGCTATTTTCTTTTCCTGGGCTATCCTGTCAGTTTCTTCCTTGCGCTTAGTACGCTCGCTCTTGCTCATGACAGCCAGCAGTTTCTGCAGGGTA